AAACAGCACCCCGCCAAACGCAGTGCCAGCATCGATACGAAGGTCACGTTCGGCGTCGACAGCGGTAGCAGTTGGAACAACAACAGGATTAAGGTGCGCCTGCACCTCGGATTCCGTCATGGGTACCAGGGTGTCAGGAATGACTGCATCCTGAGAGCCGTCGGCATCGTAGGCGTAAACGCTACCGGTAGTGGTGTCACGAAAGTATTTCATCAGCGCATCTCCACCCATTTTTCAATTGCTACAGAGCCCGTGATCGGGCTTATTTTGTAGGTGGCGCCCACCGGTACTTCTGCTCTCAGAACTGCACGAAGGTTGTTGAAGTTCCCGCCTCCGATGCTCGCCCCCTCATGCGAGACCAACAGACCGTTTATGTACAACCCCGACGTAGCGGCGGCCTGGTGGTAAGTGAGGATATGAACAACAATCGTCCGGCCCGTGGTGTTTGTGTAGGTTGTGTCCATGGCTCGCGAGCCCGACACGTCAGTCCAAGCTTGGCCGTCACCTATGCACCGTTGTCGGGCTTCTAAGGTAGAAACGCGACCAGCCATAACCGGATGAACAGCAGCTCCGACCACCCACCATTTGCCCGCACCATCGGCGCGCAGATGTAGCCAATCACCTGAGAACAGCAGCGCTGTGGATGCAGAGCCAGCGGGCGTAGCGAGCGTGTCAAACATAATCTTGTCGGCACCCGCCCCGGCGATGCTCAGGGTGTTGGCACTAACGTCGGCACGCCGAACGATGACATCGACCACGCCCAGATCTGGCGTGGCCGCGGGCAATGTGAACAAGCGATTACCGCCGCTAGCGTCCAGGATCAGAAGCCCCAGCTGCGCAGCAGTGAGTACTGTGTCCACGCTAAAGCTAAGGAACAGCTTGTCCGGTACTTGCCGGGAGATCAGCTCATTTATGGCCAACAACAGCTGATCGTTCTGTTCCTCGCTGGGCACTAAGCCGGCAGCGGTGACGACACTGAGCAGCTCATCGGTGACCAAGTTTGCCCAAACAGCTGGATCACGTGAGGCAGGAATGCTGAGTAGCGGGTTGCCGTCTGTGAACTTGCCATCACGCAAGGCCACGCCGGGTTGGGTGTGTGGGTAATCCATCAGATACCTCCGTAGCTTAAAAAGAGAATGGAGCCGCCCGGCTTACGTTTGTGCATGACGCACTCCAGTTGGCTGTCGCCCCACACGCGATAGGGTTCGCCCATGGCTGAGCGGCCGTGGCGGCGCTCGGTGATTTGGGATTCGGGTAGGTTGAGCTGCCAGACGTCCTCCCACTCTTCGCCGCCGTAGGGCTCGCCCATGCGCGCCCGGCCGTGACGGCGCGCCCAGTACTCGGTAATGGTGGCGCTTGGGTAGCCCAGCGCCTCAGCAATGGTGAGAAAATGCGGGCGACTTTGGCCGCCTAGGCTGACTAGCTTGGCCAGCACAGCACGCGAGCGCTCCAGAACGGTCATGGAACCTTGCACGCTGCATTCATCCGGCAGGCCCAATGCGCGCTCCCAGCGCGCCAAGGTTTCAAACGCCTCGGCTGGGCTGGTTTCGCGGTACAGGTCGTCAGCCCGTTGGTGCGCGCGTGAGAAGCTGCGGCCATAAGCCTGGAGCAGCTTCTGCAAGTTGCTATCCGGGTCTTGTGACCATGCCTCGCCGGGCGGCAATAGCTGGCTGAGCTGGCGGCCGTAGCCTTGGGCGCTTATGTCCACTCGATGTCCCCAAAGGTCAGCATTTGGCCCGGCCCAGCAACCACACTGGCGAGCGGTTCCTCAACGCTGTTATCGGTTTCACCAGCGGCGATGCTGACGGCCTCGCGGATATGGCTGATTTTCAGCGGGCCTGCTGGGCGCGATTCGCGACGGTGCAGGTCGCGCAACTCGGCCTCAACAGCGGCCTGCACTTGCGCGGTATTGGGCACAAGGTGGATCTGGTAATTGACCGGTACCGCCACAGGGGCCAGCACATAAACCGAGCGACGGCCTGCAGGGCGGCGCGCGGCAATGTAAGCGGCGCAGACTGCCAGCACTTCGGCGCTGGGGATTGGGCTTTCCTGGTTGTCGCAGACGATACGCACCGTAACGCTGCCGCTACCTTGTTCGTGCTCAGTCGCCCAGGCGCGGGTAATAGCGGGGTGAGATTCCAGCGCCCAGGTTTCGTAGTCCGTCAGGTTGCCGCCCTGTGGCGGTTCGGCCATGCGGCGCAGTACTCGCTCGCGTAGGCCGTCCAAAGCTTCCAAATCAGTGCCACCGGTCATGCCGTCCTCGCCCACCAGGGCGGCGGACTGAATACCGGTGACGGGGCTGAGCAGTGCCAAGCGGGAACCTGGGGGCAGGTTACCGGCTGCACCGGGGGTTTGTGCGTCCAGCATCACCGCACCGGTACTGGCGACCAGGGTCACGGTTTCGCGCACGGTATAGAGCAGGCCCTGGCTGAATTGCAGCGGCGTGCCTGCGAGCAGCTTTGCGCCGATGGCTCCGCTGACTTGCGCCATGCCGAAGGCATAGGTCGGATCGAGGTACCAGAACTTATAAATACGCGCCCAGCGCTCTACACCCTCAGCGTCGGCCAGCTCATCCGGCAGGAAGTTGCGGTGGCGGTAATCAATGTGCGCGTGCAGCCCTTGCACCGCGCCGGCCTGGGCGAATGCCAGCACGCCAGCGGTGCTGCGGCGAGTTTTGGCGCTGTTGATGGGCAAATGGGCCTCGATGTCGCTGCCGACTTGCTGCCGGTTTTCTTCGAGTGTGGGCAGGATGAATGTCATTGCAGGGCTTCCCAGAGGCTGTCGTACTGGTAGTTCTCGTTTTGTCCGTCACGGCGGCTGATTACCACCTGCAGGCGCAGGACGCCGCGCTTCGGCACGCTGGCAGTAACTTCGACTTTTGCGGCGATGCCATCATCCAGCGTCCAGGCCACGGACTCTTTGCCGTACTCACGGGCACGGCGCAGGGTTTCAGCGATTTCCTTTTCGCGGGTGAGCAGCCATAGGCGCGAACCGATCCGGTCAGTCGGCACGGCCGGCCAGGCGTCGCCGGCCCAACCGCGACGGTCTGAGGCGCTGTCTGGCAGTGCATCATCTGGGCGCGCGCGGCGGTCGGAAAACAGGCTGATGATGACGGACGTCTGCAGGCTGTCATCGAGCGCGAGGTCGCCGTTTTCAATTACCAGGTCGGCTTCACGACCGTTCCAGCTCAGGGCTAAGTCGGTCATGCGACGCCTCCGGCCATTGGCTTGCCAGATTGCTGGCCAACGGCCGGCATGGTGTTTTCGTGCGGGTGGTTAACCTGGCTAACGCCTGCAGCGACCTGGTCACCTGCAGAGACGATCTTGCCGGTGGTGGTTATCTGCGGCGTATCGAAGTTCACGGCAGTGGCCGCTTGGATGTTGAGGGTGCTGGTCTCTATATCGATCACGCGGCCGCGCTTGAAATGGATTTTGTCCTTTTCATCGGTGTACATGGCCACCTCGCCGTCCTGCATCCCGGTCAAGCGATAACGACGATCACCGCAGGACACCACAACGCTGTGCGCGCGGTGGCCACCGACGGCCAGTACCAGGGCCTCGGCCCCTGCCAGCGGGTTGGCAGTGAAGCCGTAAGGTTGCCAGTGCTCGACGCCATCGAGCTGCTCATCCGCCAATAAGCTGACCTGCAGGGTCTGCATCTTGGCGGCGTCGTTTACCAGGGTGACTACCGCGCGGGTAACGATGTGCGCCAAGCCCCGGCGCAGCGGATTAAGCAAGCGGTCAATACCACGCATCGGCGACCTCCGGCTCTGGCTGATCGAGCAGTGCAAACGCCTCGCGGGGCATTACGGTGGGCTCAACACGTTCGCCCTGGTCATCGAGCACGTAGGTCAGGTCAGTTATCAGGCGCTCGGCACCGCGCAGGTAGCTGTAGGCGTCATGGACCGTAACCAGGCTGTTGTGCTGCCAGATCTGACCGTTGCTTTGCCGGTGGCTATTGAGGGTGTAACTGATGGCCTGCGAACGGCCCCAGCGCACATTGCGCTCCCAGGTGACGCGCTCACGCGCCGAGGCGGTATCCAGCGGGCCGTCTGCGATGAGAGTCAGCGGCCGGTGACGCTTGATACGGCTGTCGCGGGCGGTGGCCAGCACGGCGCTGGTGACCGCGCCGTAGTTGTCGTCATCGCCTTGCGATTGACCTTTGAGGGTGTAGTGGCTGAAGACATCGCTCAGGTCACGGTTGCAGGAACCTTGACCGATGTTCTCACCCAGGATCAGGGCGTCATGCGCGCGCGAGTGCCCGGCGCGGGTAATCACCAAGTTGCCTTTGCCGTCGGTGATCAGCAGCACGCCACGAATGCGCGCGGCCTGATCGAGCATCTCGAACACCGTCTCGCCGTCGTTGGGTTTCAGGCTTTTGAATGGTGCATTCGCCCCGGCTTGGTCGATTACGGTTATGCCAAAGGGCGCGCAAAGTTCACGCGCCACATCGGCAAGGCTTCGGCCGATCCACTGAGTCGCAGGCGCTGAGCAATCGACCAGGTCACAGGTTTTGTCGCGGCCGCTCACGCTGACGCTATGGTCTTGCGCGTTATAGGTGGGGCCGACGCGGTCGATGTAGCCGGTGATTAGGACGTCATCGTCATAATGTACGCTGCAAGGAGCGCCCTCGGGGATTTGGCGGCGTGCGGCTTGGCCAGCCCAGCGCTCGGTCAACTGCAGGTCAAAGGTGCCGGCCAGCTGCTGCATACCGAGGCCGATGCGGTAGCTCTTCCAGCCACCCCATTCCTGGTTGTCGACCATCAAACGGACTTCAGGCATCTTTCAGCACCTCCAATACTTGGCCACCCGCCACAAAGCCGGGGTGGGCGATGCGGTTACGGCTGACAATTTCTTCGGCGCGTCGGGCATCGCCGTACAGGCGGTGGGCAATAAGTAGGGCCGGCATGGTGGCCAGGGGCTGATAGCGTGCAAGCGGCACCAGGGTGGCCGAGCGGCTATTCATATCCGTCACCAGGGCGGCGGTCATTTTGGCCAGGGCGTTGTAACGCGCAGGGGTCGCCTGCAGCTGCTGGCGGTCTAGCTCAGTCACGACCTGGTCGCGCGCTGTAAGTGCTTGCTCACGGTTTTCATAGACCAAACCGGGGAGTACTTTCCCGCCTTCTGCAAGCGGTCTGCCGGTGGCAATACGCGCCGCTTCGGCCACGGCAATGCGCTCAATCAGCGTGTAAACCGCCGTTTGGTTGGCAGATTGCTGGGCGCGTGATGGGGTGACGTAGCCTTTGCCGCTAACCGCTTTGGCTTTGCTGCCAGCATTGAATAAGGCAGTCATGGCCTTGAATGCGCCAAACGGGCTAAGGCCGGTGGTCATGCCGCGCACCATGCTAAGCAAGCTAAGGCCAAGGTTGCCGGGCGATAGAAGCAGCTGCTGGAAGCTGCCCGTTACGCGGCCAAACAGGGTATTGAAAGAGCCAGCGCCATTAAGCAGGCCGCCCGCATTGAGAACGTCACTGGTTAAGCCTTGCACCTTACTGATAGCGCTATTGGCCAGCCCTTCGGCACTGGCATAGGCATCGCCAACCATGCCTGATGCTTCACCGAGCATGGTCATGGCCTCATCGGCCACAAAGCCGGCTTGGCCGAGGATGCTCCATTCTTCGGTGAACTCTTCTAGGGCTTCGCCTTGCACTTGGTCGGCGGTTTCATTGACCAGTGCGCCGGCCAGGGGCTGGTTATCTGGGCGGGGCTTTTCGCCGCTCTCGACAAAGTTCTGGCTGATGCGGGCCACGCCGCCTTGCTCGGTGCTTTCCTCAATGCTGTAGTCGCCCAGCACGGCCACGTACATCTCGCCGTAGAACGGGTGCATCAGGGTGCCGGGGCCGTAGGTCTCAAGGGCTTCAATTAAGCGGTCGCGCTGGACCATGTAGTCCTGGCCGATGAGCGTCATTGTCAGGTTGAACTGGCGCGCCTTACGGCCCATGTCTTGGGTGCTGGGGGTGTCGCGCAGCGGGTACTCATCGAGCACGGTACGGCGGCCGCCCGTGCGGGTGCTGCTCTTTAGGTGGAACGGCACGCCACGGAATGCGCCCGGCCGATAATCATCACGCCAGCCCATTAACGTCCCGCCCCGGTGCGGCCGGTGTAAACGGCAAGGTCTACATTGCTATCGCTGCGCAGCTGGGTGACTTTCGCCTGGCCATCGCTGGTGACGTGAACCGATATGGTGCCGCCAATCTCGGCCGCGTTATTGGCGGCAATGGCGGCGCGGGCTTCTTCGCTGAAAGGCGACAAAGCGTGAGCAATGGCCGAGCCGATTGCGTCACCTACGGCCGTACCTTCAATTAGGTAGTCATTGAGCAAGGTGCCGACGCCATAACCGGCCGCGCCTGCAGCGGTGACCGCCGCGCCAGCGGTAGCCATTGCGCCGGCCCCGTACATCGGCAAGGCCGACAATGACGTACTGCCAAGCAGGCCGATGGTAGTTTTCAGCTTGCTGAATGTTTTGGGGCTGAGTACGTCGCCAGCAGCGCCTGCCAGCTTGTCGGCTGCGCCAAGTGTTCCGCCCATGCCATCGCTCATATTGACGACGAACACCGGCTGAACGCCTGCGACTTCTTCCAGGGCCTTGCCTGTTGCTACGCCTGCAGCAGTGCTGCCGAACTTGCCGGCCAGGCCTTTGATGGCCTTGCCGCCGTAGCGTGCCGCGCCAAAAAGGCCAGCAGCGCCAATGGCACTGCCCGCAATGATCTCGCCGCCGCTCAAGCCAAGGCCGCCGTTTTCCTTGTCCAGGCCAAACTTGATGGCTTCGCTTAGGGCGTTGTTGATGGGCTGAGCAAAGCCGTCAGCGGCCTCGCGCAGTGCGCCTTTCAGACGGCCTGTCTGGTCGACGGCGTTGCCGATGGCATCTGGCAGGTCGCGGGCGACGGTGCCACTGGAATTCTGGATATTCAGCAAAATCCCATCAAGCTTACTGAGCGACCCCTCATCTAAAAGAGCCTTGATCCCTTTCTGCGTATCGAGATCAGTCTTACCGAATGCTTTGTTGATGAAACCAAACCGAGAGGCATCGGAATCCAATTTTTCGTATTGGACTTTGACATCTTTGAGCACGTCCAGCGCATCACGCCGACTGCCTTCAGCGTCAAAGAACTTGATGCCTGTTGCCTTGCTCGCCGCCTTCATATAGTTGGCGTTAGTAAACACACGCAGAGTGCTATCAACGAGAGTTGCCAGGCGCTCAGGGTTTTGTTCTGTGAGTGATAGCGTTTCTATCAGTGCTGCTGATTCTTTAAGCCCAAGGTTTGCCGCTTTTGCACTGCCACCAACTCTTGCAAAAATATCTGAAAGGTTCTCCAGCTCAGCATTGCCTTCACGGCCTGAAACGATCATCAGATCCCAAAGATCAACGGCCTCTTTGGGATTGCTCAGGTCGATATCGAACATGTTCGCAATGACTGACGCACCACGAGCTGCGGTTTCCGCTGATCCTCCGGCTACCGCCATGGCCTCGGCCGTGCTTTTAACGGCGCCCATTGCTTGTTCAATATCAAAACCTGACGCGATAAATACGCTGGATGATTTTTGAAGCTCATCCGCGCTGTAACCGGTAGCGATCTGCGCATCGAGCCAACTTTTACGCAACGTGTCAGCTTGTTTGGCCGTTGCGCCGGCAGTCAATTGCAGCTGCTTTAATTCTTTATCCAGCTTGGCCGACTGCATGCCAGCGGCCACCACCGAAATACCTAAACCCAACTGAGCCAGCTTGCCTTCAACCGAACCGGCCGCGTGCTTGAACGCATCCATCTCGCGCTTGGCAGCGCTGCCAAATTTGCGCAAGCCGCCTTCGCCCTTCGCCAGCCCACCAAGAAGGCGGGAAGCGTCGGCCGTGAGGCGCAAGGCGAGGTTCAGGTCGTTACTCATTTTTCTTAGTCAGGTTGCTCAGGTAGTGGTTGAGTTCGCGTTCTGGCAGCGCGAGGATCTCCGCGCGCGACCAGTGATGCTTTAGAGCGACTAGCTGGATGGCGTCCCAGTAGTTTCGGAGCCGCTCTGCTCGACGTTTCCCAAGGCGTCCAGCTCGATCTGCTTATTACGCAGGGCAATAAAGTCGGCGCGCTTCTTGATCATGCTCACCACGAACGGGCCTTTGTATTCGGTGCCGTCTTCGGCGCTCACTTTGACCAACTGCAACGCGGCCATTTGGGCGTTGTAGTGGATGCTGTTATGCACACTGCCGGCCTCGGCCTCAGCCTCGATCATGTCGGCGAGCAGTGCCTCGCGCATTTCAAAGTTATTGTAGATAACGCCTTCAATGCTCAGGCCGAAGGGCAGCGAGCCGACTACCAGTATCTGTTTCATGGTGCGTCCTTAGAGCAATACGGCCGGCTGGCCGCTGAATTTGAGGGAGACTTCGGTACCGATGCTGATGGTGTCGACGGTGAAGGCTTCGCGAATGACCCAGGATTTGCCGGTGTCGCTTTCAAACACGATGTTGGCGTCGACCAGGTTCTGCAGTTCTTCAACTGCGAGGTCTTGGGTCAGCGGAATGGTGCAGGTCAGTTCCGGGGCCACCGTGGCCTCGACATAACCGACGGTGCCATCGTCCAGCGGCTCCGGGGTACGCCCGGTACCGCCTAGGTTGAGACTTGCGCCCTGCTTGGAGCGCAGGCGCTTGCCGTTGTACGAAATGGTGGCGCGGCCGTGATGCTTCATAAGGCCTCCTTACAGGCGGTACTGGATGGCACCGGCGAAGATGTCGAACTGGTTGACCAGGTTCGGCGTCAGCACGGCGTTCATGCGGTTTGGGTTTTGGGTGGAGCGCTTGATCAGCAGGTCGCGCTTGAAGCCCTCGATGTCCTCGATCAAACCGTCTTCGGTGGCCAACTTGATGGCCTCGGCAATCAGCGTGGCGCGAACGGTGGTTGGGGTGGCATACGCCTGGCCCGGTACCGCAACGTCGCCCAGCTTGTGGCGCGGATAATCGCGGGCCACGGCGGCATTGAAGCGGAAGCGCACCAGGTCAACCGTCCACTTGGTTTCCAGGCGCAGCAGGCTGATGTCCGGCAGGCCGAAGCTGTTGCTCTGGTAGTTGGTGATGATGGTTTCAATCAACACCTGCCCGCCCTGGTCTACGGTGAAGGTGCTGATGCCGTCATACAGCGCCAAGTTGCGCTCAGGCCGCATGAATCGGCTCTTCTCTGGCGGCGGCAGTACGCCCGGCAAGGCCAAGCTGCGAAATGGTCTAGCGGGATCATTGGCACCGCTGAACTCGGCAACCGTTGCCCAAGTAGCAGCAACAACCCATGGCGCAGTGGGCACATCAAACAGGCCAAGGGTGCTGACATGCGGTGAATTGCGCGAGTTGCCCCAGGTGGTGAGCTGCGCGTGGTTGCCCACCTTGGCGTTGAATACGTGACCCGTCATCGTGTCCATCGGGCCAAAGCGCGCCTTCATTTCCTCTTCTAGGGCCAGCAGGTTTGGGCCGTCCAGGAAGGGGCACACGATGCTGTAGTACTGCTGCCCAGCGATGGCGTCCAAGGCGTCTTGGACAGTTGGGTTGGCCGAGCCGCCAGCCATGGCAGTAATGGCCACGGTCAAACCCGCTGGGGTTTGCTCGCCGTAGTAGTTCAGGCGCATGTCCAGGTCATTGCCGGTTTCACCAGCCCAGCGAACGGCCAGGGTTACTTCGCCCGACAATGCGGTGGCGGTTACGGGCAAGCCAGCGGTGGCGTTAATGGCCGCGACCAGGCGCGTTGCCAGCGCGCTGACGGCATCGCCAGCGACGACGCCGATACGCACCTGAGTGCCACCGATATACAGATTTAGCGTGCCGCTCGCTGTAGGCGCACCGGTCAACGTGACTTTGCCAGTGGCCGCTTGGCCCGCTTCGTCATCGTCCAGGCCAATGGCCCAAACATCGACATAGTCATTAGCCTTGCGCGCTGCAGCAGCCATGCCGTGTAGCATGCTGCCTTGGCCAAACGCGTTGGCTGCTTGGTCAGCCGCTTGGCTGCCCAGACGCACAGGAGTAAACGCGGCCACGGTACCAGCGGCCATGCGCTGACCGACCAGGAGCAAACGGCGCTCCATGACGGCACCGCCACCAGCGGCCTTGCTCGGGTCAATTTCCAGGTAGATACCTGGTACCCGAATGTTGTCCGGGATTTCGTTAAAGCTGACGTTCTCGGCCATGGGTTACTCCTGGGCGTCCGCTGGTTTGGTAGCAACAGACTTGGCGGCTGCTGGTTTCGGGGGCTTGGCGTCGCGCACGGACTTGTCCGCTAGGCGGCGACGCCAGTAGGTGTCCAGGACAACGTGGTCGCCCTCGGGCTTGAGGTAGCCGCCTTGCGGGTGGCGTACCAGGAGCCTGTCTTCGGGCACCAGATAAACGGTTTTGCTCATGTCGGCTCCTGTTACTCAAGCTGCTGCGGGTTGATGTGGGATTGCAGGTCAGGTTCTGGCGCGTCGTGGTTTTCATCCAACCAGCGCTGGTGTTCGCCTGGGGTGAGCGGGTCAATATCGAAGTCGGCGTGGAACTCCAGAAACTCGCCCAGGTTCATGCCGTCTTTTTGGGGCGGGTCTACATCGGCCTGCACCAGTACCAGGGCGGCGCATAAGCCTTGGTTGCGCAGCTCAGCCTCCTGCTGGAACTGGTAACGGGTGACCTGCCAGCTGGCGTTGTCGGTTTGGCCACCGTGTAGCTCGCCGATGCAGGCTTCCATCATTTCGTACAGGCCGATGGTTTTACCGTCGCCTTGCCGCGCTGCCTGGTGGCTGCGGGCGTTACGGGCTACCAACACCACCACAAACTGCGGGGTGGCGATGGCTTGGGTAATAGAGCCGTCCATGGCGACCAAGTAGGCCGCTGGAGCGTCCACGCCCCAACGTTTGATAACGTCCTTGTCTGGGGTGTCCGGCAGGCTGTCGACGGTTTTTAACCGTTTGCCTAACGGACTTTCCTTGATCAGTGCGATCAGTTCGTTCTCCAGGTCACCGAGCATCAGGCCCTCCCAGGCGCATTGCGGCGCACCAAGTTGCTGATGTGGTCGCTGACCAGGGCGAGAACGTCCTGCTCATCTTCGGCAGACATGCCCAAGTAAGGCCGTGCGTCGATGGTGACCTGGCGCTTGCTGGCGTAGCCAAAGCCGGGAATGGCAAAGCGCAGGTAGCCGCCAGCTTTAGCTTTGATCACGCCGCCAAACTGGTGGATGGCGGCATAGATGCGGTTGGTGCCCCACTCGGCAGCGCTCTTGTCGGCGCGGCTGGTGATGGAGTCGCCCAGGTGGCCGTCCTTGGTCAGGGTTTTGCCACCGTTAAGCTGTACGCGCAGGCTTGGCTTCCAGCGCCGGCCATCCGGGCCGGCCTGGGTACTGAAGCGCTGGCGAGTGCTGCTCTCGCCCAGAAAGGCAATGTCCTGGAGCAGCGGTTGGGGGTTAGCGCCCATCTGCTGCATGGCCTTAAACAGGCGCTGCACCAGCGGCAGGTTGGACTCGATACGCAGGCTGACAGCCATTAGATAAAGTCCCCGCTGTTGCGGCGGCTGAATACCAGGCTATCGCTGACCATCTCAGCGCCTGCAGACGGCTGCGCAACTGCGCCGCTGTCGGCCGGGCCGAGCTGTACCTTGCCGAGCGCTACGCTCTCCAGGAACTTGATGGAGTCCTTGTAGAGGTTGGCGATCTGCTCGGTCGCGGTATCGTCGTAGAGGAAGTAACGGGCCAACTGACCAGCAATACGCTCCAGCACCTCAGGCGCATTACTCAGCGGCAGCTGGTAGCGCCCGCCGAGGTAGCTGTTGATGGTCTGGTCGGCGTCCTGCAGCTTGCGGTTAACCTTGGCCAGCGCCGCAGCAGCGGCTGCTTGTTCCTCAGCGCTGTAAGCGGACAAGTCATCACCTGCAGCGGCCTTGGTCAGCAGCTCGCCATAAACCAATGGCGGTATGTTGTCCTCGGCGCGCTGGGCGATTTCATCGGCGCTGTAGCGGCTGAGCAGTTGAGCGGCGCTGGCGTACATCAGGCTTCTTCCTCTAGCTCGGCAATGGCCTCGCGGCAGTCATGGGCAACGGCTTGCTGCAGCTCGGCCTGGGCGTGGTTGCCTTCGGCTTCGCTGATGGGCGCGTTGTGTTCGGCGATTTCTGCAGCGATCTGCAGGTGGGCCTTGGCGTGTTCCATGGCCCGCTACTCCGCGCTGGCGGCGTTGTCAGTGAAGGTGCCGCGCTCAAGCTTGAGCAATGGGTCTGCATCCAGCTCAGCGATCTGCGCGTCACTCAGCACGCCTTCAGCAAAGCCTTGGCCTTCACGGTCAAAGCAAAAGCCGGCGCGGCAACGGCGCTCAGCAACAGCGCGAACGTAAATGCCTTCAACCTCACGCCCTTCGGTTTTGGCCGTGTCAGCAACACCCGCCGCAGTGTTTTTCTTAACTGCCATGTGTCAAATCTCCTGCAAAATCGGCCATCCGTGGCCGGGATAAGGTCAGTTCAACCAGCCGGTATCGAGGATCTCGGCCAAGTTGAAGTTCGGGTTGGTCGCCCCGCCAGCCATGCGCTCTACGCCGACCACTGCCTGAGCTGCTGCGCGCAGATTGGTAGGCACTACCAACAGGGTGGGCTTGAGGTTGAGCGGGCGGCCGCCGTCTGCCTTAAAGGCGCGCATGGCGTCGTAGGCCTCTTGAAAGCTCGCCGCATCCAGCGCCTTGGTCGAGCGCACGGCCATCTGCCAGAAGCCAAAGCCAGCGTTGTTACGGGCGCGCACGCCATAGCGGAACTCATCAGCGGTAAACACCTGCTCATCATCGAGCTTGGTCATGCTGGTGAACTCAGGCTTGGTACGTTCCTGGTAGATCAACGGCTTGAGCGCGCGGCTGGTATCCAGCAGGTACCACGCTGGGCCAGGGCTAGCGCCGGGGGCAAAGCTGTTGGCAACAGTGACGGCGGCTCCGGTGCCGTCCACATTCGGGTAAACCGGGTGGTCGGTGTCGAAGAAATTCTGGCCGTCAAAGCACAAGGAGCTGTGGCCTACCTTGAGCAGCGCAAAGATCATTTCGTCCGGGTGGCTGCCGGCAGCGCGGCCCATCTCGGAAAACAACGGGCTGTAGATGCCCACGTTGTCGTCCTCTATGTCGGTACGTTTGACCCCTACGGTGGACTCGAACAGCTTGTTGCTGATCTGGTAGCCCTGGGCGGCCATGTCCTTGACGACGCGGTCGCCAATCCATTCACGCAGCTGCGGGAACTGGCCAAGCCAGCCATAGGTATTACTGGCTGAGCTGGACGGCACGACGGTGGCGAGCTTTTTAAACTCGCTCGGCGCAACTTGCAGGGCTGCCTGAAAATTCGCCATAAAGCTGGTACGCAACGCGACCAGCAGAGCGGAAGTAACAACGGCCATGAGTTAGGCTCCTTTTGCGTTGGCGTAGGCTTCGGGGGTGAGGCCGGTAAGCGCGGCGGCTTGCAGCTCCACATCGGTAAGGCCATGGTTTTGGCTTGCGGGCAAACGATCCAAGGTCTGCTGACCCTTGAGCGCAGCAATGGCCGGGGTTTGTTCCAGGTAGGTTTTGAGCGCGGCGGTGTTGCTCTTACCCAGGTCACGTGCCCACGCTTCCTGTGCAGGCAACAGACGGCCATCGGCAAGGCCGGCTTTCACCAGGGTTTCAACTTCGCCATCAACTTGATTGGCTTTGAGCGCGGCGATGTCCTTTTTCAGCTCTTCAACCACGGCCACCGGTACGAACTTGGCTGGGTCTGCCTGCTGAGTTTTGGCAGCGGCCAAGGCCGTTTGCAGTTCCTGGACTTTGCCCGCGTCACCCTTGAGGGCAGTCAGGGCGGTCTGGATGTCTTCTTCGCTGGCATCTGCGGACAGGCCAAGCATTGCGATCAGTGCGTCTTTATTCACACTTTGGTTCTCCTCTGCGGAAAGGGCGGCCGGGTCGGCCAGTTGAAAACGCGCAGCCGCTAGCGCCGGCAGGGAGTCCATGCCGTCGAGTGCGGGGTAATTGGTGAGGCCGACGTGCAGCAGATCGAGCACGGCTCCGCTGTTGCGGTCGTAGCTGAATACGGGGCTGAGGTAGCGGTATTCCTTGGCGGCGATAAAGCCAGCAGCCGACTCTGTCCAACCCACCTGGGTGGCGAACAAGCCTTGGCCTTCGCGCCACTCCAGAGCGGCACCTTTGAACCAACCAGCGGCCGGAGCAGGCTTGCCGTTCTCGGCACTGTTCAGGGTCTGGTGTTCGTAGTCGATGACCAGGTCGGTCACGCGGGCCTGCAACAAGCTGATAAGCCGGGCGGCCACCAGAGCGTCGATATACCAGTGCCCAGCGGCAACGTCTTTGGGGCGGCCGTCGCGTGCCTTGAAGGCACCGGCCGGGAAAAGCTGAATAGCCGTTCCCTCGGCCTGTATCTCAAAGGTACAGGCGGCGAAGGCGGTGGTCTGAGTGGGGGCTTTTTTCTTCATGCCGCCAGTGTCTGTGGCATGAGGGAGGCGTTATAGATTGATGGGGTTCAGTAGCTTTGCAGGTGTCTAGTCTACGGATTGATCGGTGCGGCTCTCTGTCTTGCCTGCTTCTTTATCGCGACGCGATTTAATAGCGGCCTCAAGGTCGCTGACATGCCTGCGAGTCAGCTGTCCTGGGAGTGAGAACGATAGAAGCATTGCAAGGCACGCCAAAAACAGCAGCACGCCTTCCACGCTGACTTGTATCAAGGCTGGCCAACCGAGGTTTAACGACGCTAGAAAAGAAAGCGCCAGCACCAGAAGATACAGGTAGAACAGCGCGGAATGTCTCTGTAGGTCTTGCTTAACGTGGAGCAAATAGAACGTGTCTTGTCGCCAGTTGCGACCTTTGAGCGCGCGCTCACTACCCACGATGGCCATCACGGCAACCAAAAAGCCGGCTAGGATCGAGAACACAGTGACCAAAACGGATAAGGCGTTGCTGTTGTCGTGGTATTTGGGCTGAAACTGCCACGCAAAGAAAACGGAAATAGCGATGCATGCAGCGATGTACGCCACTTTTCGCCAGCTCGTTTTTTTTGAAGGTGCGGTCACTGTTTCCATTGCCCATTTTTTTGCAGTTCTTGCCGGTAGGTAAGCAACTCTGTGTAGACCTCGGTATTGATCAGGTCGTTCGCGCCTTCTCTACGCAACAGACGAATCCCCTTGGTAGGTGTTACCTGGTTCATCTTCACAGGTGTATTTTTCTTAGTGATTACGGTTACTTCAACGCCTTTCTCAGCTTCCTCTAGCACGTCCTCACCAACATTGAACATCGCCTCAAGTACCACTTCGTCAGCCCTGGAGCCGCCTACAGCACTTATCACAGTACTGACTTGAAGCTCACCCCAATGCTCTGCAAGCTGCAGTAATCGCTTCTCGCTGACATCTGCGGCGAAAACATTTTTCAATGTCCCAACAAATGATTTCAGCTTGGCCTTAACAGACGACGGCGCTTGAAGAGAGTCCAGGGTGTCGGTGGCCTGGTACATCGTGGTGCCCAAACGAAGCTCCTTGATACCTTCAGCTGCAAGGATTGCCTTCGTATCCTGGTTGGTCACTTTTTTCAGCTCGAAAGCCGTAGTTTCGTTCTTCAAGTCTGCTTTTGAGAATAGCTCGCGAAGATAGACCGATACGGTGTTTACCCGGAATGGGCCGTCAGTCACAACAAGCAAGTCGTTTTCTTCAATCAGCAGAAAGGCATCGCCATGTTTAAAAGCTCGATCCCTAGGCGCGCTAGCCGTTTGATCATTGTCAAACTCAGCAGTGACTTTGATACCTACTGTGCTCATCTGCTCGCCCGGTACGCCAGCACCGATAGACAGCCGTAACGATTCACCCGTTTCTGTTTCACGGTGACGGACGCTTACGACTCCGAGCGTGGACATGGTGATGTCTGTTTCATCCATACGTCCGAGCTTATTCATTGCTTGGCGCACGAGTTGTTCAAAGTTCTTCGTCGGCGCAGTTCCTTGGTTATAGGCGGCGCGAACGTAATGAATGGTTTTATTGGCTGGGCGGCGGGACACTCGCAATTACTCCGTTTGCTGTCAGATGGTGGCCATCCTCTCTGAACACCCGCCGAAAAGCCACAGCGTAGCGTTAGACCGGCGTTAGATTCTCCAGAACGCCGCGAAACCGTAAAATGCTAACTGGCACCACAAGTCAGGCAAAAGACGCAGCCAGCAGCCTTGTAGGCTGCCGCCTTCCATATCTGGTTAGAGTGCTATAGTGAGGGCCGAGCAGACGTGACACGGTGATACTCTCCCTGCCGTAGCACCACCGGCTTGCCGGTGCGGAGCGTTATGTGGGGTTCCCGACCTTGGTCGGACTGGGAGGCCCCACCGCCTGCTCACTTCTTCTTACTCAGCAAGCGCCGGACTTCCTCATCGCGCTTGGCCTGATCGCGGCTCAACCGCCGCATGCTGGTCATAAAGACTTGGCGTCCATCACGAGTCACCTTGATCACCGTTACATAGCCGTCCGCCTCATCGAGCAGGTAGACGCTGGTATTAGGCTGATTGCCAGCCACCTCAGTTCCCCGATCAATAGCAGCCTGCACCATGGTGTATTCGTCTAGGATGATTTCCGGGTGCTCACGCAGCTGCTTGGCCAGGGTGTCCTCAGACAGTGCAACCAGCTGAGTCTTGGCCCCCAGCCGCTCTGCCACTTCCTTGCCGATGAACGCCAGCGGGAAACTACCAGCCGGCTTGCGGTACCACTCCGAGAACGCCGGGCCGCTGACCAGGTCAGCAATGCTGGCGCGGGCGATCCCAGCCGGTGCGCTGTCCAGTTTCTCCACCAGGTGACGCGCCAAGCCGGCACGGCGGCCGCCTGGCGGGTAGTGAAATGACGGATGAACGCCGGCCGGTATCTGCTGCACCTCACCCGTGCGGGCATTCACATAGGGTGCGCTAGGTACATTTGGGGTCGGGCCTACGGTTTTGCCTGAGCGTTCTACTTGGCGACCCGTGCGCGGGATGGCGCGGCACTTACAGCCGTATGCCTTAACCGGAAAGTGCGCCTGCCAGAACGGATCATCTACCGGCAGTACCAAGCCATCCCAGCCTGAGTGGTCAAGGCGTGGATGCTCGGAGTTGTTGCCGTCGTATTCCAGGTATGGGAACGCATCCTTGCGCGCCTGGATACGCTCCCACTGACCCTCGCTATAGGCGGTGCGTAGGTTGGTGTCATAGATAACCTTCAGCCGGCGCGGGCTGCCCAGCTGCACCTCACCGGTATTGCCAGTCAGTGGATCGTGCTGCTCTTTGCGCCCCCACCAGCCCTTGGCCTGCAGGGTTGGGGTGAGACGCTGCTGGAAATCGCGCAGGGTGATGCCTTCGACCAGGGCACGGTCGACCTCGGCGCGGATGTCCTGCAGCAGATCGAGCTGCATGACCTTAGCCACGGTAAACGCAGCCTGGTGCTGGGCCTGCCACACGTCGCGGTAGTCAAAGCCAATGGCAAAGCCCTTCTGCCTGAAGTACTCGACGGCTTCTAAGGGTGGCAGCGGCACCAGGTCAATCATCAGATAGCACCGGTACGGCCAGCCAAGGTGCTTGCAAACAGCCCCTGGGTGACCAACTCAGTAACTTGGGCGGCATCCAGTTGCGTTACCAGTTCGGGCAATCGGTCGCGAAATTCCTCTAGGGTTTTGCAGCTGGCGAGCAACTGCTGCACCGGAGCCATCATGTTGGCCACCGGCTCCCACTCGCTAGCCAGTTGGTCGGCTAGATCATCCAGCGGGTCAGCCTCTGGCTCGGCTTTCAGGGCTGCCACGCGTGTTGCCGCTGCACCTGGTGCTGCAGGGCTTGTGCTGCCAAGTACCGCGTCGTCTTTGCTTGGCAGCGGAATACGCAGCTTTTCATGTGCCCAGTTGAGCGGGATTCGCATACCGGCATTGACCAAATTCGGCAGCGCCTCGGCATAGGTGGCCATGTCCTCAGCTTCGACCAGGTCGAACTGAAAGCGCGGCAAGCGGCGCGGATCGCGGTCGCCACCCTTATTCAGTACCAGGAGCGGGTACAGCAGGTATTGCCGCAGGCTTGTAGCGACTTGTTTGGCATCGCTCTTGAGCAGGTCGTGGCGTACTTCGTTGTGCACTGCGCCCAGGGCGTTGGTGCTGCTCTTACCATCGGCCTGGCTGGTCAGCGTGCCACCCAAGATAGCCTTGGACATGCTCTTTTCAGCCCACTGCACCATCCAGTCGAACGGTTCATGCGTGCCTTTAGCGGCTTCTTTGAAATCGATGGCCATGCCGTCGGGGATGATGCCAGCTGCGTTGTGGCCGATGCTCACCACGGCTCGCAGCAGGGTTGCTTTCTCATCTGCGCTGGAGCCTGGCGGGTATTTACCCAGGCGCACGGGCAGGCCGTAGATCTCCAGAAACTCGGCGAGGTCGCGCACGGCGTAGTTCTTGAACAGGTACGGCCAGGCCAGCACCCGGTAAAGGCCACCGCGCGCGATATAGCCCGACTTGGCTTTGTGTGTATGGACGATCCAACCGAACGGGTTGAGCGCCTCGCCCTCTGTGCTGCTGTCGCGCAGACGCAGCTCGGTGCGGGTTTTAGGGTCTAGCTGGAACCAGGATGCCTCGCGGTAGCTGAATGCCTGTGGCAGCCACTCACGGCCCAGGCGCTGCCAGTCCATCTCGATGCAGGAAAACCCCTTGCCGATGGCATCGAGCATGTCGAAGAGCAAATCCTCGAAGTCGGGTAAGTCCTGCAGCACCTCGTTAAGCCAGTCGGCCTCGGCCATTTCGACGGCACTTGGGTTGCGCGGCGGCAGCACCGACCAGTCCACAGTGGTCAGGGCGCGGCGGCGCTTACCGATTTCAGCCAGAAGGTGGGCGTCTTTCTCTTCCATGTCCTGGAACAGTTCGCACTGCGCGCGAATATCGCCCTGCTCAGCGGTGCGCAAAATGCCCGCCAGCCTGGGTGGGGTCAGCCCACTGGATGGGTGTTCGGCAAACTCAGCGTGCAACTGTGCCAGGCGGGAGGTTTGTTGTTCGCGGAGCGTGGCCTGCTCAAGTGGACGGCCGTGAATATCAACGATTGCCATGATGGTTTGTCCTGTTGGTTACCAAGCACCTGACCAGGCACCGGGTTGGTCGTCGTCGCTCTCACTCCAGCGGTCTGCTTTGGGTGGCGCGGCGGTAAATTCGATAGGTGCGGCCGGGGTGCGGCTGGCGGCATAGGCCAGCACACCGGCAACAGCGGCATCGCCGTGGCGCTTGCCGCCGCCTTTTTCAGTAGTTCGACTATCCGGCACGCGGGGCACGCCCTTGATCACTTTGAGGGCGCGGTAGTCGTCGATGGTGTCTTTGTCAGCGGGGATCTCATCCAGGGTGCCGTCTTCCAGGGCCGCCTTGAACGGCGGCATGTTGTCCCGGTACCAGCCTTCGGTGAGCATCACTTGGTCTATGCGGGTGTGGCCGTAGCGCACAGCGGCCGCTTCGGCGATTGCTTGGCCGTTACCCCGCGCATCGTTCTTGCCGCCTAGGAAGCCCGGCAGGCGATCAACGATGAAGAACAGAATTTGTTCCTGTTGCTTGAACGGCACGTTGCGCAGCTCTACCTGGAACGGCTGACGGCGGCGCAGGTCTTGCGCCTGGAGCAAGGGCACGATCACCGACAGGTCACCACTGCGACCGAAGTCCATGCCGTAGAAGCTGCGCAGGTCAGGCGCGATGGCCTCCAATATTGGCAGCAGCTCGCGCTCGCACCAGCTCAGGCTGTCAGCCAGGCGCAGGTGTTCGGCGATGGTTTCATAACCCTGCGGGTAGGCCAGGCGCAGTACGGGTACATTGCGGCTGGCGCGCTGCTCCAGGAGCGCCAGGCTCAGGTAGGCCCCACCACCTTGGCTAGGCACGCAGTCCAGTTCTTCTTCAGCGGCATCGCCGTAGAAGTCATAAACGTCCTGTACCCAGTCTTCTTGCTCTGTTGCGTTCCAGGTGATGCCTTTGCGCAGGCATACCCGTTGGTACAAGCCTTGCTCAACGGCCTGCTTGAAGGTGCAGCGGAATAGCATCCCCTTACGTTTACCGGCGCGGATTTCTTCAATCAGCTCATTAAAGGGGTTGTCGGTTCCGTCATGGGTACTGATGACGTGCACTTCACCGCCCCAAATCAGCAGCGCTAGCGCTGCTTTGAGCAGCTCAGCCAGGTCGGCATGGAATGCCGCTTCGTCGATGACCACCACGCCCTGGCGGCCGCGCAGGTTGGAGGGTCGGCTGGTCAGGGCAACAATGCGAAAGCCTGATGGGAAGCTGATGGTGTAGGTTTTGATGTGCTTGTCAGGATCTTCGTCCGGCCAGATGCCTTCCTCAATCTCGCCAGCTGCATAGTTGAAGGCCCGCGCCCACATGGCACAAGCCTGGATGTATTCAATGGTCATGTCCTGGTTGTAGCCCAGGTAGTAAACCGTTTGCCCGCCCGCGTTACGCGCACTTGCGGCGACCAACACGTTGTCAGCAGCCTCGGCCCAGGTCAGGCCAATACGGCGGGATTTCTCGCCGACCTTGAGTGGTGAGCGCAGGCCGATCCAGTCTTTCTGGTAATCGAGCAGTACGGCTGGTATGTCGATAGCAGCGGTACTGTCCAGGATGACGGGGATATTCATGCCAGCCACCGGCTGGTGGTACGCTCGCGGTGCCAAATAACGCGCAAAGGAGTGTTGAAATGCTTGATTGGGTTGCCGGCGCTTTTGCCAGCGCGAATACCGCCAAAGAGATCACCCAGAGTCTGGTGACTTTGCGCGACGGGGAAATGATCCGCGAGAAGGTATTTGATCTGACTAATAGTCTGATGGACTTGCAGCAAAAGCTGATGCAAGCACAGATGGAGCAGATGGAGCTTATCCAAGAGGTGGCTAAGCTGCAGGTTAACCTCGCAAGCGCAACGTCTCAAAGTGATGAGAATGCACGCCATGAGCGCCACCAATTTGTGACAGGCCAGTTTGCTTACAAACTTAAGGATGAGTTTAAAGCTGGCGGACCTGAGTTCTTCCTCTGCAGTCGGTGCTTTGAGAGCCAAAAACTGGTGACTCTGCACCAGAATGGAAAAGTGTTGTTGTGTCCAGAATGTAAACAGACCATCTACTGTGCGCCGGCTGAACCTCGATTTGCTGTTAGGGGTACACGCGGCGGCATTAACCGTTATTAGTCTCACCGAGCCACCCCCAGAATCTCTCGGCGAATCTCGGCCACGGTGTCTGCATCGAGGCCGCCTTTCTTGGCGATCTTTTCTACTTGGCTGGCCGCTACTTCTGCCTTGGCACGCACCTCGGCCTGCCATTTCTTTTGCACAACACTGGCTCGACCTAGCTCGGCTACAGCCTTGGCTACTTTGGGCAGGTCAATCTGACCGCCCTCGCTCATCAGCAACTTGAACAGGTGCTCCTGCACCAGACGCATCAGCGCTTCGTTGACCGCGCCTTCCTCATCGGGGGCAGCCGCGACCACAGCGCGGGCCTGTTCGCTGGCGATCTTGAGGGCCGACAACCTTTCCTCGAAGTTTTGCCCATAGCGGTGCAGCGCCGATTTGCTGATAGCAAAGCCACGCCCGGACAACTCATCAGCGAGCGCCTCATAGTCACTAAAGTTATTCTCGGCCAGAGCCTTATCCAGCCAAGCCTTAACCTCGCCGGGCAAACCGGCCACTTTGCTGCGCGGCGGCATATCAGAGTCCCTGGGCCGGGCGTGCAATGCCGGGGTTACAGGCGATGGTGTACTCGGCCACATCTACGCCGTAATGAGTCAGGCCGGCAATCCACACGCCGCTGGGCTGCTTATCCAGGGTGACCAAGCTGCGAGCTTTGAGGTAATCCAGCCCGCGGCGTACTTCGTGCTGGGTCGCGTCTGTATAGATGCCCTGAATGGTGGAAAGCACCAGGGCTTCGTGCGGGTCTACCGGGCGGGCATTGTTGAGCGTGAGCAGGATGTACCAGCGCATTGACTCGCGGCGAACCTTGGCGGTGTCGATTGGGATCATTGTTTGTTGCTCCGTTCCTGGATGAATTCAAGCTTGGTGAATACGCGGTCGATCTTGGCTTCCAGTACCGTTTGGTTGCGCACGTAGTCCTCGCGCCGGACGTATTGCAGGGGCAGCTCGGCCTGGAAACGCAGGAAGGAATGCTCCAGGCTCCTAAGGGCTTCGGCGTCTTTATCCTGGCGCTCCAGCACCTTGGTAAAGTTTTCGTCCCAGTGCTTGCCGGCTTCCTGGCGCGCTTTGTCTTGTGCGGCAAAGCTCTCGGCTAGGCGCTTTTCAAACTGTGCGAGCAGCAGCTTCACCAGGCCGAACATCAGCGTGGTGAAGATGCCCAGCAGGGTTAGCGCCCAGCCAACCGCTTCGGCAAAGTCCATTTGCATTAGTGCTGCCCCTGTACTGCGTCGATCAGAAGGTCCAACTGCGCGGCAGTGTTGCGGCACTGCTCGGCGTAGCGGGTGTGGTGCTCCAGGATGTCGCGCTGGCTGATACCTGAATCGAGTTGCTCAGCGGCGTGGCCTTCGGTGACTTGCGCAGCAGCTCTGCCGGTATCTGCGGCCGAGGGCATTCCGGTGGTAATGGCTCCGGTTGCTTCGTCATAAACGCGCACCCAGCCAGCAGTGAACACGCAAGCAGGCAGAGGCTTAGGCGGCGCGTCGAGGGCGTCGCGATAGAGGTCGTTAACACGGGCAATTTCCCCAGTAAGGCGGTCGGTGGTTTTGCGGTGGGTGCGCTGCTGCTCAGCCAGATCGGCGGCGAGCTGGTCGTTGCGCGCCTGTTCATCGAGCAGCTTTTTAGCGGCCGCTTTGGCACTGGCGTTGATTGCCTTGGCTCGCACCAGGTCAAGCTGGAGATGCTCCGAACGCAGCTTTTCTAGGGCTAACTCGCCATCGCTTTGCGCTTGCTTGAAACCGTCGCCGTAGGCCGCGTTCTCTAAGTAATTGACCAATAGCCCTAGGGCAGCAACCAAAGCCAGTGGCAGGAATGGGCGTATATAGGTGAGCCAGGTCATTGCAGTACCGCCTCGCACAACTCACGCTCAGCCGCCCGCCGCCGTACCAACCCCCGAAATTTGCGACCGCCAGCGCTCACCCAATAGCTGAGCTGTGCGCAGGCCGGCTGGATACGCCCGCCCTGTAGGTGCAGCAGCATGGTCGAATGGCGGCCGTTCTTGAGCCAGACAAAGCCGTCCTTCACGCCGGGCTTACCGGGGCCTACGTTGTAGATAAACGACAGAAAGGCCGCGATGCTCTTGGTGTCCATGCTGGCAATCACCTTGACCGGCACCCAGCGCTCGAAAACATCAGCCGCGTCCTGGAGCGCGACCTGGGTTTTCTGGTCGCACTCGACAGGCGTAGCAACGTCACCGAGGCGCACGCCATAAGTCCAGCCGTCGCAGATTGTTGGAATGCCTACGGGATCGAGATACGCAAGCAGGCTGCGGCCTTCGTAGTAGGCGACAACAGGTGTGGCGGCCACGATGGCCAGCGCGATACGGGTTTTAATGCCCATGAGCAGCACCTCCAACCAGAGCACGCAGCTCAGCTAGACGCTGATTACCGACCTCAGGCGCTGACTTTGTGTGATGGATAACGCTGTTCTTGGCTTCGCGGCGCGGGGCCGCTGCTGGCTTTTCACGGGCGCTTTGCGCGCGCAGGTCTTGGTGTTGCCGGTAGCTTTTGACCTTGGAATAACCGGCGCGAACGTATTCCTCTACCAACGCAAGCAACTCTGCTGGGCAGCGCGCCATCATCAGGCGGCGTTGCTCCAGCACTGGCTCGGCCAGAATGGCGGCGGCTAGTTCGCGTGGGTTGGGCTGAGATACCGGGGCTTGATTGTTCATGCCGCTATGGTCAGCGGCAGTGGGCAGTCAAAACAGTTTGAAGGGGTTCAGTAGAAAGCAAAAGCCCCGCACTTGGCGGGGCTTTTGGAGTGGTGCAGCAAAGCTTTAATACTGCTCGATGCCGATATCCTGAGCGGATCGGTAGGCATCATATCCGACGCCAGCTTGGTAGTTATCCATCAGCCCGGAATAGCCTTGAGTAGTCGGCTCCAGATCCAAGAGCTGTTTGGCCGCTAGTGCTGCAGTATGCATCTGTCTAACTAGCGCCTTCTGTTCGGCGGCTAGCGGAGAGCCTAGCGCAGCATTCGATGCTTTCACCTGTTGATCGACTAGAGTGCCCAGGGCGCTCTTGTCTTCGGCCTCTAAGGCACCATCCCGGTAAAGGGAAAGTCCATTCTTAACCAGCATGAGGTACTTGGCCTGCTCTTCAATCGAGGTGTCTGTAGTTTGGACAGAGTAAGCGGCGATTGTTTCCCTGAACGAGTCGCGGGCCGATGCCGTGAACGCGTCCAGCTCGGCGTAAGCAGTGCCTACACTGGCCAGCCACAATCCGGCGGCGAGGGTAATTGCCTTGCAGAAGCGCTGCATATACTTCTCCTTCAGTGGAATAGGTCGCCGGTAGCCTCGGGCGACGGCTGCTTGAGAATCTCCCAGATGCGCCGGTCACTCAGCTTATTGCTGCGCGCCAGCTCGGCGACCAGGGTGTTGGCGCTTACACCTTCACGCACGCCTTGCTCAAACTGGCTGTTGATCTCCAGGTCGCGCAAGCAGCGCAGGGCTGAATCACACTTGGGGATATACAGCTGCACGCTGCCCCAGTGCTTGGCCATGATGCTGGCCGCCTCTTCACCGACAACGTCAGTTAGGGCCGCATGGCGAATGATGCCTAGGCGGCGCAAGCCCTTGGCCACTGGCCAAGTGGTGCCGCCAAGTTCGTCGACCAGGCGCTGGGCTGCCGGTAGGCCAATGGCCTCGGCGATGTCCAGTAGCTGCTTGGGTAGCAGCTGTTTCACCTGATCAATTTTCATTTTATGGGTCTCCCGTGACGCTTTGCGTCGTAAGTCAGCGCGGCGATCATACGGCGCAGCTGGTCAGCGTCGAGCCATTCTACCCGTTCAACCTTGAACATCCGCAAGGCCATCGCATCGGCATAGCTCCAAGGGCGCTTAGCCTCTGCTAAGAAGGCTTCGATTTTAGCAACCTGGGCTGTGCGGTCTGGCGCAGGCTTTGGTGCCGCGCGGCTGGGTTTCTTCGCAGCTTTGGGCTTGAAGCCTAGGCGCTCCAGCTCGATCAGTACGCGGCTGATCTGACCCGGTGTCAGCTCTTTGGAGCTTTTCACGCCAGCAACGCGGGCCAGTATCGCGTAGTACGCAGCATCGTCCAGGCCGAGCTGGCGGCGGGCGATCTGAATTTTTTGCTTACCTGCGCTCATACCGGGTTCCTCGGATTCATCGCATTAAGGAATGCCTGCGGGTCGCGCCGCGCCATACCCGCCATATAGCGAGTCATTAGCGTGATCACTTCCTCGACTTCCTCAAACTCGCCAACCTGCTGCATCAGCGCCCAGTCAGCACGGGTGCCCTGGTAGGTGGTCAGCTTTGTTACTTGTGCGCCCACACGGTCACGGTGCGCCGCGTCGCGGTCACGCTTTGCCTGTTGGCGGTCGGCATCCTGCTTGCGGATGCGCTCTGTTCGTTTTGTATTTCTCATCTTGGCTGCTCATCAGTACCGGGCAACCACACCCGGCAGACCACCACCGACTAGGCCGGGGCGGTTTCGCTTAGTGAATGGTCATGTTCGATGTGTGGCGGGCGCAGGCCGGTAGCTGGCTGAGCTTGGCGTCTACTGCCGCCAGATCGAACAGGGTTTGCGACATCAGCACCGCTCGGGTTTGAAGTGGCGTACCACGCAAATTGCTCGGAGCGCCGGCCATATCCATGGATACGGTGACGCGGTCGGGCGTGTCTTCTAGGGTGATAGTGACCTTGGCCATTGATGCTCCTAACGCTGGGCGCGAAAGCTGATGTGGTAATCGCGGGCCAGTTGGCGCACGCGCTTTTCGGTCATGTGCAGCTGCTTGGCGATCCATTTCGGTGGTTCGCCAAGGGCCGCACGAGCCATGACTTGTGCGGCCTGCTTGGTCTCCACGTCGCTGGCTGACTCTGCCGCTGGCTCGGCCGGCAGTGCGACAGCCTCGGCGGCCGTGAACAGGTGCGCGTAGACCGGCGTTTTCTCCGGGTTAATCACAAAGGTCGCGGCCGCGGCACTCATCTGATAACCAACCTGCTCAACTTGTCCGCCCTTGGCCAGAAACGCCTGAGTGGCTTGCTCGATGCGCAGCGCTTCGGCTTCCAGCTGTGGCGAGCGCTGTGGCAGCGGGTCTATGCGTGGATCGTGGTAGCGCTGCATGTCAGACCCCAGCAATGTCGAGGCTGATCGGCTGGTACTGGTCGGTGTCGCCCACCCGCTCATAGATGCGGACATAGGACTTGGAGCCGACCACCTGGACAGCTTCGCCGATGGCGGTCATAGCGCGCTGCCAGCGTTCGTCACTGATGGCAAACCGGCGCAGGGCCAGTACGCGGGCGGTTCGGATTTCACCGTTGGTATCCGCGCGGAAAGCATCGTCAACCAGGGCAATTACTTCGGGCCGTGCGCCCTCCGTCCATTCCTTGAAGCACTCTTCGATCAGGGCTCGCGCGGCTTGCAGGCGTTCATCAAAGGCGATGCGCTCTTGCACTGCACGCTGGATTTTGTAGCGTCCGTCAAAGCTAAACAGAGTGACATTGCCCTTCTTGCCGCCGACCTTTGCGCCGTACTGCTCGGCGCTCATCTCTACAAATGCCTCAATGTCACCAAAGGCCGATGCTTTGTAGTCGGTCAGGTCGCTATTCAGCTTGCTCGCGCCGCCAACCAGGTGCTGCACGAGACGGTCGCGCTCGATGTCGATTGGCTTGATCAGGCTTTCAGGGATCAGGTGGCCTTGGGCGTTTTTACGGTAGCCGGCCGGGGCGGTTTGTTGTGCGTTCATTCAGGTGTCCTCAGTGGAAAGTCAGGGCGGTGCTGTTCGGCGTGGTGCTGATCAGGTCGCGGTAGCTAATGGGCTCGCGCCATTCCACGGACACGCCATGGAACATCACGGTGTAACGGGTGCTGCCTGCCGATGGGTGGCGCTGGTAGCCCTCGGTCAGGCGCTCACGCTGGAGGCGCTGGCCGTCCTCGGGGCTTATCACCAGGAGGTTTGCTACCGGGTCAATGCGGTGCATGCGAATGCCCATGGCCTGCAATGTGCGGCTTGCGCTGTTGAACACGCGCAAGCGGTCTGCCAGTTGCGGGATAAGCACTTTCAACGGCCGTTTATCAGTGGATGCGTGCATGAGCTTTCTCCTGGACGTTGCAGTTGGGGTTGTTTGGGCAAAATTGGCAGGCACGCCAGTGCTGCATGGCGCTGGGGTTGTGGGTTGGTGCTGGCTTTTCGCGGTAGCTTTGGCACTGCGAGGCGGTGACCACCGCACCTACGGCCACACACTCCAGGCGGCCAAGGGCATCCATCACGCGGCGCTCTACGCCAGAGGTGCTGGGCGATGGGTATCGGTTTGCCAGCACCAGGCTTACAGCTGTGCGGCTCATGCCAATGCGTTTGCCGGTTGCAGTCATGTTGCTGCGGGCCACTTCGGCCCCCAGCAGCTGCACAAACAGCGGGGGCTGCTCGCCCCATGCTTCAAGGCGCGCGGCGTTCATTCGGCCACCTCGGCGGTGGCAACAAACACGACCTTGCCCAGATTGGGGTCAAACACCTGGCCAACCCGCTGGATCATCGGCGGGAGTGGCCCGGTGTTGTGCTGCGGGCAGAGCCGGTAGCGGTTCAAGCCACCGTGCGCCCCGCGATAACTCGTGCCGATCTGCCGCACGTACCCGGCTTTAGTCAGCCAGGCCAAGTACGACCGGGCTGTATTCAGCGACACCTCAACACCACTGGCACCCGCGCTGACGGCCAAGTCGGCCGCATCCAGCTCACCGAGAATGCGCAGGCTGCGCCACATAGCTTCCACGCCTTGGCCTTGCGTGTTGAGCGTGCCGTCGCGGTTGAGCCTTGGCGCTTCGGCCCCTACGTCCTTTTTCAGGGTGTAAGTGGCCGTCGAGTAGGACTTGCCATGCCTCAGCACGTAGTCACCGGCAATCAGGCAGCGCAGGAAGGTCAGGACGGTGCCGTCATCAACCTCAGCAGCGCGGGCTAGGTCGTACACGCTTACACCGTCGCGGCGCTTGCGCAGGGCTTCCCAAATGCGCTGGCGGTTGCTTTTGCCACCCAGCATTTGCAGGTCAGCGGGCTTGCGGCCTGTAGTCATTACACCCCCCTCCGTGGCGGCTGGCCGTTGAACCAGCCACGCTTTGCCCACGTCGCCAAGTCCATGCTGGTAAGGCCCAGCGCCTGGGTTTCGCTGTGGATGCGGTACAGGTTGACCGCCACCCGGCGCAGGCAGCCTTTGACCTCGCGGTGCAAGTCGGCCAGCAAGTCGTCTGCCATGGCCACTTTCGGGTAACTGACGCGCGCCAGCTGCTGCACATCCACTGTCGTGGCAGGTTGAGCCGGCACCCACTCCAGCACCCGATTATGCAGGCGCTCCAGCTTGGCCAGGCTGGCAGGTACACGCTCCTCACCAATCAGCACGATGGTGCCCTGGCTCGCGTTATAGAGGTCGGTCAGGACGTTGGCGGCAGACTTGTCCAGCAGGTACTGCACGTCATCAACAATCAACGGGCGGCCGCTACGGCCTAGCTGCTCGGCGATCTGGTCAACCATTTCGCTCAGGGTGCGGCCCGGCAGGATGGCCATGTCGCGCAGAATGGCCAGCAGAAAGGCTTTTTTCGTCCAGGTATCCCGGCACTCGACGTAGTACGCACGGTGTTGATTAGCCGCCCAGGTGGCTGCCACTGACTTGCCAAGACCGCTGGCCGCGTACATCACAATCACGCCGGGCAAGCCTTGCGGGCGCTGCAGAGCGCGCTCGATGGCACTGGCCAGCAGGCCAACATTGGTCAAAGGTACGATTTTGGAAACACTCATTTTTGTAGCTCCCTTGGTCAAGCGCGGGCCTGTTCGTCCGCGAATTCATACATGCGTTGGATTGATTGGAAGTCTTGGTGCTTGGGGTAGTTGGCGTGCCAGCGGGCTTCGTCTTCGCGCAACTCGTCGCCAGCAGCATGGCGGCCGTCGAGGGTTTTCCAGCAGCGGTAACGGGCCATGGAATCACCTGGAATTTCGAAGGCGTCTTCCTGCTCAGCCATAGCCAGAGCGGCGTAGCTGCGGCCGGCTTCAAGTTGTTCAAACGTAAGGTCGGCGGGTTGCGTTGCCTTTGGCACTACGCGCAGCTCTACGTCATGGCCGGTCAGGGTTTTGGCTTTCTTGACTAGTTTGTTCAGCTGGCCTTTCTCGCGTTTAACGGTGCTCTTATCCAGCAAACTCTGTGGCATGGCCTGGCTGGCGTTGCCGCCATGCACTGCCTCCCCAATCAAGTCGCCGTCGAGGGTGTGCACCCAGACGCGGCTGGCATCGCGGAAGTCGTAAGCCACGCGCACTTCCTCACCGTGGTATTCCTCCAGATCCTGGAGGAAGTAGATGCCACCAAAGATGCGCACCTCTGCGCGGTTGGTTGTGCGCACCACCTGCGGCCGAACCAGACTGGTCACCACATCCGCGTCTGCCTTGAGTGGTTCCCAGCCATCGGCCTGCGCTGACTTCCAGGAGTCCATTGGGCTTAGGTGGCGCATCAACCCGGTGTCTAGGTCACGGACTTTTGGCAGCCCCCGGTGCGGGTTGTGGTTGTAGACGTCCAAGGCGTTTTGTAAATCGGAAAAGAAGGCCTCAAAGGTGGGTATCTGCGTTGGCTGAATACCCTGATTCAGCTCCTTGCGCGACTTGCGATGGATGCGGGTGGCCGCATCCTTGTCCATGTCGGCACCGATGTAGCTGTCATAGGTTTTGGCCAGACGCACCAGTGTGGTTTTGTGCGGCCGCTCGATCACGCCGCGCGCTTGGGAGTTGTAGGGCAGTGAGTGCGTGATGGTGCCGCCCAAGCGGTCATTCACTTCGTAGACCACGGCGTTATCGAAGCCACTGCCGTTATCTACATAGAAGATTTTGTACATACCGCAGCGGCTGACGCTGTCACGGATGGCGTCCAGAGTTGCAATCGTCGACTCAGCCAGGTTGACCGAGAAGCCGACAATGCGCCGGGTGCCCCAGTCAATAATCAGCGTGACCTCTGGCCGGAATATCTGCCCGGTCAGCGGGTTGAGTACCTCTGCGTCGAAGGTGTGTCCGTCTGCGACCCACACATCATTCGGCCACAGCGTATTGGCTGTGCGACGATTCATCGCCTTAAGCGACTTGATCGCATGCGCGCCCATGCGGCCATGCTCACGTTGCTGCGGCGAAAGTTTGGCCAGGTAGCGGCGAACAGCATGGATGCTGGGCGCGCCAGGGTACTCGGTGCGGAAGGCAGCGTAGGCTGCCTCTGCGCTGGGTTTTTGTGGGCGTTGGTAATGCTTTAGAAACAGCGGAGCCCACACCGGCATGGTCATGTCTTTTGTGCGCCGAATCGGGGCTAGGGCCACTTCACCATGCTTGCGGTAGTCGGCCAGCCAACGCTTAAGAGTGCGCTCGCTAAGGGTGCGATCATTACTCTTACGGTCGTTTGCACGCTCGACGCGCTCAGCCAGGTAAGGGCTCAGCAGCCCATCACGAGCCAGACCGACCAGGGTCATAATTGCCCGCTGCTGGCTGACTACTTGGCTCATGCGCTCTATTTCACGAATAAACGACACGCGCGCGCCCATGACTGAACGCTGATCATCGGTTAATCGTGACGCTAAAACCCCATCACGCTGAGGTGAAATAAACGCATGTGGGGCTGTTGGCCTGGGTGCCTCCTCGGGCTGCTCTTCGCTAACCAGGCGCGCCAGCAAACCGGCTTGGGTCTCGACTGGCAGTACAGCGAAGGAGTACTCGATGGACTTGGAACCAAAGCGGCGCTGACCTTCCCAGCCCTCTCTCTTTGCCTTCACAGCCACGTTCTGAGGCGTGCCCGGCATGCCCGGTAGCCCTGCTAGCTCCGGGCCGGTGAACCAATTACGCATGGTTCCCCCTCAGCACTTCGTGCTTTAGCTCGACAAGTTCTTTGCCCATGCTTTGCAAAAGCAACTCTAAGCAACGGATACGGCTTGCGACCTCGGTAGCAGACGAGCTGTTGTCTTTACGAGCGGGAGGCTCAGAAAGTGCCTGTCTTGTTTTGCTCGGAAGTACCCGCACAGGGTACTCACGGGCTTTAGAACCGGCGCGACGCCGCGACCACCAAGACTCTCGAGAAGCCATTAGCTTGCAGCCGCGGTCAGTGGTCGGCATCCCCGGCAATCCGGCTAGTTCCTGGGCGGTGAGCCAGTTACTCATGGTCGTTCCCCATTCGTCGCTTCAGTTCACGCGCCTGGCGCGCCGACTCATCACGGGTACGTTCCAGCCGTCCCAGTTCAGCCAGCAGGGCGTCACGCCCATAGGCCACCCGCCCACCGCGCAACGCCACTTGCCAGTCGGTCAGCAAATGGCTGGCGCACACTTCTTCAAGCAGCGTGGCTCTATAGAAAGGCAGGTTGTGGTCAGTGCGGGCCGGGCTGGCCCATGCGTCGAGCATGTTCTTGCTTACGTCATCACCACTCAGGCGCGACATCCGGCCGGCAATTTCATAACGATCTAGTTCGCTGCCTTTCAACATTTCACTGACCAACTCACTCACCTGAGCGGCGTAATTGCCGAATCCAGGCACAGTCAGCACCGCTCGGGGCACTTCGAAGATGTCTAATGTGCGGTCGTCTTTTCCGTGACGCATGTCTAGGCCTCCGTGCCGGTTTTACGGTGCCCAAGGTCACAAGCTGGGTTATGCTTTTGCATATGGCTGGCATATGCCTCGGCACGATTTGGCCTCATACGATTCGGTGTGCCATCGGCATTCCAGCGTTCTGGCCAGAGCGTCTCGACATCAAGGGCAAGAGCTTCGGCAATGGCCCGTTCCATACGCGGGTAGGCGGTACGCTTTACGTTCTTCACGGCAGGGCCTGAAACGCGCAGTTTTCGGGCGAGCTTGGCCAGTGACGTACCGTTGGTGCGGAGCTGGTACTTGATCCATTCCCAGCGAAGGCTTGGGTCAAGTGGGATATCGGCTGTGTTCATGCTTGGCGTCCATTGAAACCACCTGGCAGGGTGGTTTTTTGGTGTGTTTAACGTTACCTACGGCATAAACATAGCGCGGATAAAAGTGCATGTAAATCGGATAAGCGCGTATTCGATTCATTTTTACGAGTGGCACTCTCGGAAATATGATTGGAGCTATATAAATCAATGGCTTACGGGGAATCGAACGAATCGAATACATCAGGCCCAGAGCATTCGATTCCTACCAGCAGAATCGAATGCTTTCGCGAACGGCTAAAAATGGTGATGGGCGCTGTAGGTGCACGCGCATTTGCGCGTAGTTGCGCGCTGTCAGAAGGGGCTATACGCAGTTATTTGAGCGGCGACACCTACCCGACCCTAGACAGGCTTGAGCAGATAGCGGCAGCGGCAGGGGTTTCGGTTGTATGGCTTGGGTTCGGAATTGATGAGCGCCCGCCAATGGTCGTCGAAGACGATTCCTACGCCTATGTCCCCCTCTACGACGCCCGCTGTAGCGCAGGCAGTGGCGCGTGGAACGAGCGCTCCCGCGTCCTGGTTCAGCTGTCGTTCACCCGCTACAGTCTGCGCAAGAAGGGCCTGACACCTGCCGATCTGGCGTGCTTGCGCGTAGATGGCGACTCAATGACGGGGCTACTGGAAGACGGCGACACAGTCATGATCGACCAGAGCCGCAACGCGCTTGAGGGTGAGGGTGTTTATGTGGTGCTGCTCGATGACCACCTGTACGCCAAGCGCCTACAGCGCGACTTCGACGGTTCGGTACACATCATCAGCCACAACAAGGAGTACCGGGAGATCGTTGTACCCAAGGATCGCTTGGCTGAGCTATATATTGTCGGCCGCGTGGTATGGGCCGGTGGCTGGGTGGTTTAGCCCCTTAACTTAGGCGTTATACGCAGATGCCAAACCTGCCGCGAAATCGGCCAAAATTACCGGTTACCAGTTTTGGCACTACCCTTGCCAAGCGCCAGCCACCCGTAGCCCGTACCCCGCGCCACGCCTGACCCGAACGACTCACCCCGGTTAACCCCAGTACTTCCCACCGGCTTTCCGGGCTATGCCAATACTCCCACTAGCTCACACTCAGCCTGGCCTTCTCCCGCGATCAGGCGCAGAAGATCTACGTGCAGGATCGTATTCGCGAGCAGGGCGGCGAGCTATGGCGCTGGCTGGAGGAGGGTGCGCAGCTGTATGTCTGCGGCGACGCCAACCGCATGGCCAAGGATGTCGAACAGGCGCTACAGGATGTGGCGCGCGAGCACGGTGGTTTGAGCGAGGAAAAAGCCGCCGAACATATTCGCCGTCTGGCCGAACAGAAGCGTTATCTGCGCGACGTTTACTGAAGGCTCAAAACTTGCGCCATACACTGGCCAGCCAGGGCTGCTGCTCACGCGGCAAGCCCGCCGGGCGGTAGTAATGCTGCAGTTCGCTGAAGCCGGCGGCGTTGAGCAGTACGCGCCAGTTAGCCAGATCGTGATAGGCGCCATAGCGCTCGCCATTCCAGCCTTCCTGGTTGTCACCACGGGGGTTGGAGCTAAACAGCACGCCGCCGGGTTTAAGGGTGGCATGCAGCTGCCTCAGCACCCGTGGCAGTTCCTGGCTGGGAATATGAAACAGCGAGGCATTGGCAAACACCCCGTCGAAGCGCTCAGGCGGCAGATCAAGGGCGATAAATTCCTGCTGCCAGGCTTCGCAGCCACTGTCGGCGCGGGCCATTTCGACAAAGCGCGCGCAGCCATCCAAACCGACGGCCGTATGGCCCATGCCGCTAAAGGGTAAGCGTCCAGCCGCCCCACCTTTACTCGGCGATTCTGCCCAGCGGCAGCAGTTCATCGAGGCGGCTGTTGGGCCAGGTGGGGAGTTTTTCCAGCGTGTCTTTGAGCCAAGCGGCGGGATCC